TAATGATGAATTAGACCTTTGCATAGCCAAAACTAAGTCTTGACCTCTTAATACAAACTGACCGCTTCCACCACCTCCAATTAAATCTTTTAATTTATCTAAAGGAGCAATTACCTCAGGGTTATTTTGTGCTCCTGGATATTCACCCATAAGACCCATAGTAGGTCCTGATACAATACCACCATTAGCAAATGCTGTAGGTTCTACCGCAGATTGTTTAAGTCTATTTTTTATTATAGTTCCTAAAGCAACAGCTGCCACACCAGCAGCAATAGCTACGAAAGGATCTGGAGCAGCAAAAGCAATTTGCATCATTGTTCCATATTGTATTAACATTTTACCAATGTTAATTAAAGCTTCAGCAAGTAATTTTTGAAAATGCTCAAGAGGTTTTACATCGCCACCACTTAAAGCGTTACCTATATTTTCTGCTAACGATACAAATGAATCAGCTAAAAATCCTGATATTACATTGCTTATTCCTTGAGCAGTACCTTGAAATGTATCACCTAAAGATTCTATTTTATTATTTATTTCATCGATTTCCTTATCTACAGATGCAACTTGTATAGGTAATCCTAGTAATTCTAATTTTGCCTTTTCATCTTGTAATTTTTTTAAGGCATCTTTATAATCTTTTATCTGTAGGTTTATGTTATTTCTATCTAACTTTAATCTTACTTTTAAAGCATCTTGTATTTTTTTAATTTCAGCAGCAGTCATGTTTTGATTTATCTTATCAATGGCATCTGCGATATTTTCTCTATTTTGTATTATTAACTTACCAATTTCAATTTCTTTATCTAATTCTTTTTTAAGTAAATTTTGCTTTAAATTATAAGTTTGTTTATATAAATCCGCTAAAGTATTTTGATAAAACGATTCTTCTATTATACCTTGATTGTACCATGCTACTAAATCAGCCATTGCCTTTTGTAGTAATTGTAATTTTTTAGTATCATTTCCTTCTGCATAAGATAATTGATTATCTAAATTTTCTTTAAATAATTTTTGTTCTTCTTCTAATGCTTTAAGAAAATCTTTTGCATAATCGTCTTTAGGTGGTTTTGATGGTTTTGGAGGTGGTTTAGTATCTAGTCCAATAGATGTGCCTTTTCTAAAATCAACTGAATTTTGTAACAAAGACATTGAATTTTGCAATGCTTCATTTGATATTCTTAATTTTGAATTTGCTTTTTCTAGTTCTTTTATTTTATCAAGTTGAACGTCGTAAGGTGATTTAGTTGTTGTGATTGTACCATATTGAGACATGTGCTTTCCCTCAGTTTTACTTAAAGTAATAAGAGAATTTGTCATATTTACTATGGCCGTATCATTTTTTTCAATAGCCTTAGTATTATTATACCTTTCAGTAGCAATCTTTTCTATTTCAGAGGTCATTGCAGTTGCTTCTGCACGAGCAATAATAGCTTTTGTAAGTTCACCTACTGATATTGATAAACCATCAATAGATGTCTTTTCTAAAGACATATTTTTAAAATAACCAGGATATTCGCTTTGTAATTTTTTAAGTGCTAATCTTCTTTCTTCTATTGAAATAGTTTGATTATTTACTACAGATACAAGTGCTTTTACTTGAGATATTTCCCCATATCCAGATGATATTGAACTATTAAGAGATTTGGTATAATCATCTTGATCTTCTTTTACTTTTTTTGTAGTTTTCCCTAATTTAAATAAACCCATGTCCCAAGCGGTAATAGCAGCAATAATTGCTGATATGGCTAAATATATAGGTCCAGTCATAGCCGCAAACCCACCAGCTAAAGCAGGAAGGTTATTTTGAATACCTCTAAAACCAAATGGTAAATCCTGAATAACTAATGCAAGATTAGACCATTGCATATTATTTCTTCGTAACGAACCAGTAGTCGCATCTAAACCAGCAGATGTTGGCATAGACGCTGTCATTTTCTTAAAAGAAGCACTAGCTGGATCTATACCATTTGCAACTAAAGATTGTAAATCTTTTTCTATTTTTTTTGCAGCTATTCCTGCTTGTTGCGAAGCTGGGCCAAATAATTTTATAGCAGCCTCTAGTTCTTTGGCATTCTTTTCAATATTTTTAGCAATTTTTTGAAACTCTTTATCTGTTCCATTAAATTGACCAATCATTTGATACAACGCATCATTAACCCCTTTAAAGTCGAGGTTTAATTTTAAGTCTACTTGATTATCTGCCATTATCCTATTTCTTTATATTATCGTATTTTTTTAAGACCTCTTTAAGTTCATCAGGTGTCATCACTCTTTGCTTCACAAAGTTACGATTATCGCAGTCAAGTGGCAAAAGCTCATTTGGCTTTATCTTTTTACCTTTTGGTAATTGTATGTTTAACAAAATTGAAGTTTGCCATCTTGCTCTTATCCACTCTTGTTCTTCTTTATGACGGTAACCATACCACACAAAATCTAACTCAGCCATCGTCATATCCCAAAACAAATGGGGAAGCACTTGGCACTCCCCCATTGTATATCTTTCAATATCAATCCACTCTAATTTTTTTTTACAACGTCTTTTGCAGCTTTCTTATTAGTAGGTTGTTCAACACCACTATTCATGCTTTCAGCAAGAGCAGCCATAACATCTTGAAACCTTTTACTACCTAATCCACCCATATCATCAATCCAGTCACATATTTCTATGTCTGTAAAGCTTGGAGTTATCCCTTGACTATACAATGGATATTCTGCTGCCGACTTAAGCAAATTAGTAATCGCATCTAAAGATTGATTACCTGATAATGCTTCCGATATATCTGATGGTCCAATACCTTGTAGCTGACAGAATCTTTTTAAAGACCATGTGCAAAACCTCATAGGTATTTTAGTCCCATCGCTTAGGGATAGTTCGTAATGTCCTCTCATATTTTGGTGTTTTTGGTGTTATTATGGGTTAGGAGCTTGTGTTAATGCTCCTGTTCCTGTAAATGAAACTGAATATGTTGCTGGAGATTCCATATCAGCAGTAACATCTAAACTTTCGATAAAAGCAAGACCAGACCAAACTAAGTCACCTGGAACAACAGTACTACCTGTTGAAACAGTTGTAAACTTAACTGTAACTGCTGTTCTACTAGCTAATTGTGTAAAAATATCCCCTACAACAAAGTTAGCTCCAGTTGGCTCAACTGTTGCAAGACCATCTGTAGTCAAAGACCAAGACTTTAAACCACCAATTTGATCAGCCCATCCATTGCTTGATTTAGTTGTTGAATCTGGTAAGTCAACGCTTACTGATAAAGAACATGATGTAGAATGAGCTACTACTTCACTTCCTACTAGAACTACTAGATTTGTACCGTTAAAAATTCCTGTTGTTGGCATTTTATTTTATTTTAATTTTTTATAATATTTGAGTTACAAAGTGATCCATTGTAATTACTCTTCTGAAAACATAAGATTCATCTACATAGTCAAATGTAGCGATATTACTTGTCATCTTACGAGTAACTATTTTAAAGTCAGGAGAAGCACTTGGGTAATCTGGCACATTAACGCCTATGATCACTAACAATTCGTTAGCCCACTGGTCTACCGATTTCTGCCCTACTTCACCTGACTTAAGTGTTCTATAAACAACATCAAATTGAATAGTAACATCAAAGTTATAGCTCTGTTTGTCACTATTTTCTGCTGTTGTTTGACTGCTTATGATTAAAAACGGAGGTTCTACATCGTCAGGTGCAATAGTATCGTAAACACCCAAAGAAAAACTTTGTGATGCTAACTTATCTACATAAGCCTTTCTTATAGCTAAACCGCAATCTTTCATTAAGCTTCTGTTTCCTCTTTTGCTTCCTCAGGATTTTGCTCTTGAGCAAGTTTTGATAAGAACTGGGTTAAAGGTAAACCAAATTTAGTTGGCATTTCTTGAATAAACGCATCTAATTGTTTTACCTGCTCTTCGTTTAGTGTAATTGTCATGGTATTGATTTGGTACAAATTTAGTGAAATATATTTATATAAGATTACCTTACTTTATAGTTTTTTAAAGAATTTAATAATGTTCCAAATTTCTCGTCAAAAGTCTTAAAGAAGAATGGTCTATTTGGCATCTTGTAAGATTTTAGACCAGACCCCCTAAATTGAGAAGCATAATTAGTTAAAGGCTTTTTAGTGCTAAATTTATAAGGTGGTATTCCAAATCCTTTTCCTGTACCAAATTCAACATAAGGGGCATATCTAACTGTGCTATTACCCATTGAAAATGAGGCATATCCATTTTGATAAGGAGTTGATGATACGCTTCTAGATAAGTTGCCAGTTCTTTTATATGGGTTTTTTGCTTTAGATGCAATTCTGGGCAAATTACCTGCTTTTGTTGTAGCTTCTACTTCCATAGACTTTACAGCTTTGTTTAATTCATTTACTGCATGAGCCTTATAAAGCTCTGCTGTTTCTTTAAACTTATCTTGTATTTTGTATAAAGCCTTAGTGTCTACTGTGAATGTAGCCATTATTTAAGTGTTGAGCAGCCTATTAAAAAATACTTATTACGATCTTGTTCGTTTATGATAGAATTTATCATATATAATTTGCTTTGAAAAGTGATTGTCAGCTTCTTATCAAAAACCTTAGATGTTGTATATCTTATTCTAAATGTAATATCAGCAGCAAAACCATCAGTACCAGCTATGTTAGTTCTAGTATTACTATCTGTAACAATCTCAGCCCAACAAGTATAATAAGCTGCAAGCGTATTTACGAATCCACCAGCACCGTCAGAAGCACCAGTCTTACTGTTAAAAGTAATTCTATTCATTAATCTTCCTATCATTATAAAATAACGTTTATGCGTTTAAATGGCTTCATTAGCTCGTATGCGGTCATCAAATTAGCTGAAGGCTTAGTTGCCTCAACTGATGACTCTCTGTACTCATATAGGTCTGAAACCATCTTTAAAAGGGCAGTCTTCATTGTCTGAGGAGTAGTAGTATAACCACAAGTATAAGTAAACCTAAACTCGTTATCATAAATGCTAGTCATGTAGACTTTTTTCGTAGTTTCTCCTAGTACTTGATAACCGCCAACAGGTATTACTACCCAAGCTGTGCCATCCCAATATTCTACAACTGATATTACGTTAGTTGGTACATAAGGAAGTTCTATAAAGCTATCTACATAAGCTACAACCCTTAAAGTTCTAGCAGTCATTGCAACCCCTGCATATTGTTCAAGTCTTGTTTGAGCTGTATTGATTAAAGTTGTAATCAAAGCATCATCTTCACTATAATCTACTCTTAGGTAATTCTTAGCTTCAGCTAAAGTAACCACCGTTGCTGAAGGTGCTACTGTGGTTGTTATATCTCTTACTATTTGCATTATGCCATTATTTCTACAAAAATAACTAAAATATAGCGGACATAAAAAAAGGATAGCTTTTTAGGCTACCCCTTTATATTTTAGATTAATCTAGGATTAAGCTACGTTACCGAAATCACCATATACAAACGCACTGTTGTAGTAGATAGGGAATGCAATACGAGCTTCAACTCTTACAGTAATCAAGTTCTTTTGGAAGTTATCGCTATCCATTTCAGAGAACTGAACAGAGATACCTTGATTTTGCATGATTTGAGCACCCATTGACCAGTCACCTACTAAGAACTTATCAGCAGCGATTGCTGTAGATTGGAACACAGGAATACCAGCGATAGAAACACTACCGTCAGTAGTAACAACTGTAGAACCTGGAAGGCTATAAGCAGCGTTAGTATTCTTAGTATTCATGATAGCAGCCCAATCAGTTGGGTTGATCAAGATACCATTAGCAGAATAGTTACCAGCAGAAACCTGTGCAATAGCTTGTACTAATTGCTCAACGTCAACTGTAGCAGCACCACTGAAAGCAGCAGCATTAACAGTCAAACCAGTTAAGTTAGGAGCAGTACCATTACCATTCAATAACTGAGCATCTTCAGCTAATAAATACTTCTCTAACAAACGAGCTTGTAAGAAAGAAGTCATAGCAGGAACATCATCCAACATTTGACGAGAGATTCTTACATAACCAGCGATGTACTGAGCAGGAGCATCAGTCATTGTGATATCGAAATCGATTTGAGATTTAGCAGAACCTTGTACTTGTGGAGCTGCATCACCTTCACCACCTGTTTCCTTAGGGAAGGTAAATAAACCTGTAGAGATAGTTCCTACTGGTAATAAGCTTCTCAAATGCACCTTACGAGAAGG